ACTTGTTCCCTGCTTGTCTTCTGTAAGCGTTCAGAGTGTGCAGCCAGTCTCTCATACTGCTTGACTGACATCAACAGACTATAGGTCTTTGTCGGTTCATCTATCTTCGCTGGTCTTCCCATCACGAATGTCCTTCTTAGCTTGTTTATCTTTTTCTTTAGTACGCTTGTCAGGTATTACTTGTTTACCATACTTGCGTAACTGTTTAGCTATAGGGTTGATTTTATTAACCTTTTTCATAACAGGGTATTCCCTATAGGGTGTTGTTCTTTGTGTGTAGCTGGTTTGTCAACAGGGGTCAAGAGATTTTTTCGTGTTGACAAGATTTGTCATGTCGATTATGCAGGGGACATGTCTTCTGACAAACAAGGAACGCAACGATGAAATCACCAGCTTGGTTATGTGGGTATGTCGAGTCACTCGACTTCCCTGCGCTGACACGATATAGATCAGACTGTCCTGTCTGCGGCAAGAAGAATACATTTAGCGTGACGGACGACGGAATGCAACGCCTGTGGTATTGTTTCCACGCCGACTGCAACGTGTCTGGTCGCACAGGTATCACCCTAACAAAAGAACACGCCGCCCGAACCCTGCGTGGGTCGCAGGCTCTGGCTCCTGCTCCTTCCCGTACTAGTAACACTTACGAGGTACCTGACACATTTGTCAGTCTTTCTCGTAGTTTAGACGCGGAACTTTATGTTAAACGTGTACAAGCATACGATGCGTATCTGTCGGGCAGGGCTGACATTCGATACGACTTCAAGCGTAATCGTGCGGTATTTTTAATCAAAGACGGCAACAAGGTTGTCGATGCGGCAGGGAGATCAATCGATGGTAGAACACCTAAGTGGTATCGCTATGGATCAAGTAAAAGTCCTTTTGTTTCTGGGGCAAGTTTATCTGTGGCCTGTGTTGTTGAAGACTGTGCTAGTGCTTGCAGTATTAGCGGTGTTGTCACTGGGGTGGCAATCTTAGGAACTAATCTTCTTAGCGAACACATCAGCGTATTGAAACAATATGACCGTGTGTTCGTCGCGCTTGACAAGGATGCCACTGACAAGGCTATTACGATGGTACGTGCGCTGCACACCCACGTGCCGACAAAACTCATGGTTCTTCGAACCGACTTGAAAAACATGCAAAAGGACGAACGTGATGACTTCCTACGATCCTACATCGATAGATAAACAGCTACTGGGTTTCTGCCTCAACTCTGAGTTCTTCTCGAATGTGGCTAACACGGTGACCCGTGAGATGTTCACCAAAGAGATGCGTGATGTGTTCGACGTGATATCCCACGCGCATACCACCTACGAGAACGACATCACTGTTGGTGAACTTGCCATCCTGTTCAATGACCGCAATCCTGCTATGCCGGACTCTACACGAGAGCGGGCACAGGAACTGATCGTCACCCTAGAGCAGGGCAACCCACACAACATGGACATGCACCTCGACATGGTGCGTAACTTCTGGCTGCGTGACCGTGCCCGTATCATTGGTGAGAAGGCCATTGAGATATTCACGGGTGAGAGCGAGGACTTCGGTGAGTTGCGGGCTATGGTTGAGTCTGTCGAGGACGGGCGTATGTCTGACCGTACCACTTATGAAGAGGTGACGGACAGTCTCGACGAACTGCTTGACGCGAACACCGGAGAGCCTGACTTCCCTTTTGAATTCGGCCTGATCAACGAGCGTGTGGCTGGCCTTGATCGGGGCAACTTGGGTATCATCTTTGCTCGTCCGGAAGTAGGCAAGACGACATTCTGCTGCTTTCTCGCCGCCTCGTATGTGCGGGCTGGACACAAGGTTGTCTACTGGGCAAACGAGGAGCCTGCCGAAAAGATCAAGCTGCGTCTCATCCAGTCGTTCTTCAACATCACACGCAAGGAACTCGACGACAACCGCGCCAAGTACACACCGATGTACGAGCGAGATGTGATGCCCTATCTCAAGGTGATGGCTGCTGTGGGCATGGGCGTCGAGGAAGCTGACGCATACGCAAAGCTGAACAAGCCTGACATCATGTTTATGGATCAGCTTGACAAGTTCCGCATATCTGGCGAGTACAACCGTGGTGACGAGCGGCTCAAGGAGACATATGTTCACGCCCGTGAGATAGCCAAGCGCAACAAGATGCTGGTGTGGGCTGTAAGTCAGGCATCGAACGACGGGCATGACCGCCAGTTCATCGACTACAACATGATGGATAACTCGAAGACCGGCAAGGCGGGTGAGGCTGACATCATCATCGGCATCGGCAAGACAGGGGCGAGTGACGTTGAGAACATCGTGCGTCACATCTGTATATCAAAGAACAAGATCAATGGATGGCACGGTCCCATCAACGCACAGATTGACGTACAGCGAGGGGTGTACTACTGATGAGCAACCACGAAAACGAAGAAGCACTGGAGCGCCTCTACGACGAGGAGTATGTTCGTATACAAAAGCGTTGGCCTATGCTATCAGATGAACACACAGAGAAGTTCGCTGCATACTTTGCACAGAAGCGGTTCGAGGAGGAGTCGGAATGAATGTCCTGACCTTTGACGTGGAGACAACCCACACGGGCAAGCCGAACGGTGGCACGACTGCGTTGCCCTACTTCGGTAACCGCCTCGTGTCGATAGGCTACAAGTGGCTGGGTGAGGACAATGTGTTCTACCACTGCTACTACCACGAGACTGAGCCACCCACGCCCAACGCAATGCACAGCTTTCAGACTGCCCTATACTGTGCCGATGTGGTCTTGGGCCAGAACATCAAGTTTGACTTGCAGTGGATACGTGACTGCGGGTTCGTATACAAGGGAGACATCTATGATACTATGGTTGCGGAGTATGTTCTATCAAAAGCGAGACGCTGGCCTCTTGGACTTGCTGCTCTTGCAAAAAAGTATGACACAGTGCAAAAGGAGAAGGACCTTGTTCAGCCGTATCTGGACGGGGGCAAGACGTTCTACGAGATACCGTGGGAGATAGTACGAGAGTATGGCATCGCTGATGTCATAAGCACAGAGCAGGTGGCTCTGAAACAACTGGATGCCTTTGGCACTACATTCGAGGACTTATACAATGACGAACGATCTACTGCCGACACTGCGCTTGTCGTTTGAGATGGCCGACACACTGGCCCGCATCGAACGCAATGGCTTGCGGGTCAACCTAGATACACTACAAGAGATTGAGAAGCAGTACCAAGAGGAACTCGACACACTCGAACTGCGCCTCAACGAGATGGCACGTGAGGCTATGGGTGACACGCCCATCAGTCTGACCAGCCCAGACGACAGGTCGATGCTTCTCTACTCTCGCAAGGTAAGAGACAAGAAGGCATGGTCACAGATGTTCAACTTGGGTATGGAGCGTCGTGGTGCCACGATGAAGCCCAAGCAGCGCACACGCATGTCAGGCAAAGACTTCCGCCTCGCTGTACGCAACAACACGGATGTCGTATATAAGACAATTGGTGAGCAGTGCCGCACCTGTGTCGGGTTTGGCAAAGTCCGGCCCGTACGAAAGGACGGCACACCAAGCAAGGCACTGCGTATCTGCAAGACGTGTGACGGCAAGGGTGTGGTCTATCGTCCGACGAGTGAGGTAGCAGGCTTCAAGATCGTACCACGCAACGTGCGTGACGTGGCATCTGCTGGATTTAAGACGGACAAGGACACACTGGCTGAACGTGAACTCGAACTGTCGGGTCCGGCCCGTGAGTTCGCATCGTCGTATGTGCGCTACAATGCTCTGCGTATGTATTTGGGAACCTTTGTGGAGGGGATGAAAAACAATGTCGATGACTACGGAATCGTACATCCGGAATTTATGCAGTGTGTTACGGCGACGGGTCGCCTTTCGTCTCGTAACCCGAACTTTCAGAATATGCCACGAGGTAATACCTTCGAGATACGCAAGGTTGTCGAGAGTCGCTTTGAGGACGGCAAGATCATTGAGGGCGACTACTCGCAACTCGAATTCAGAGTGGCAGGATTTCTAGCCAATGATCAGCAGGCGTATGATGACGTGCGTATCGGCACCGACGTACACAGCTACACCGCGGGTGTCATAGGCTGCTCACGACAAGAAGCGAAGGCCCACACATTCAAGCCTCTCTATGGTGGCACTACGGGCACAGAGGCCCAGCAACGCTACTACAGGGCCTTCAAGGAGAAGTATGGGGGTGTATCCCTCTGGCATGAAGACTTGCAGCGAGAGGCCGTCGAGAAGCGCGTAGTGACGCTTCCCTCTGGTAGGCAGTACGCTTTTCCTGATGCGCGGTGGACAAAGTACGGCACGGCAACACACAGGACAAACATATGCAACTATCCTGTGCAGGGATTTGCAACCGCTGACCTGCTGCCCGCTGCCCTCGTTCGTCTCGACAGTCTGTTCATAGAAAACAAACTACAGTCTGTGATATGCAACACGGTCCACGACTCGATTGTGATCGACTGTCACCCAGACGAAAAAATCATTTGCGTCAAGCTGATGCGAGAGGCTATGCTCTCTCTGCCTGAAGAGACGATACGACGCTATGGTGTCGAGTACGACATGCCCGTCGAGATTGAGATAAAAATGGGCGATAACTGGCTTGACTTGCACGTCGTAGAGTAGTAATATCTATCTACCAACCCTAGAACGTAAAGGAGATCGAAGGATCATGTTAGGGACAGAACTCATGGAAATGGATAACGACCTTGATAACATCGTAGCGGCTATGTCGAGCGATAACGTCGAGGAGATGATGAAGCTTACTGGACAGGGTGGCGGTGCCACTGAGAAGGTTGGGCTTCCTCGTTTGAACATCAACTACGATCAGGAGACGGACGACGGTCACAACCTCACACGGGGCGACTGGAAGATGTTTCTTAACGGCCAGTATATCTTCGCCAAAGAAGTCAAGCTTCGAGCGTTGCTGCGTACCTACGAGTATTCTATGTGGGATGCAGAGGCCAACGAGGGTAAGGGCGGCTTCTCGTGCAAGTCAGTTCAGAAGACTTCGTTCGGTGGTGGATTCCCCGACACGCAGGGCGGTAACAAGTGTGGTCGCCTCACTCGTGACGAGGAGGATGCACTCGACAAGGATGACGTGCGATACCTGACTTCTCGTGCCGTCGTATGTAATCAGGTGATTTACGGACGCATCAGTGGCACGTTCCACTCTGCGGATGGTACTCCTGTCGAGGTAACCGACGAGCCGGTGATTGCTTACTTCAAGCGGTCAGGGTTCAAGCCTATCGCAGACTTCATTCAGGGTCTGACGAAGCAAAACAAACTGATGGCGCAGACCAGCATCTTGCTGCGTACGAACCGTCAGAAGAAGGGCAGCGTGACCTACTGGACACCGATGCCTACGTTCGATAGCACTGTAGCTATCACGGACGACGATAAGGAACTGTTGGGAACTTTCGCGGAAACCGTCAAGGGTCACAACGAAAACGTAATGAATGGACACAGGGAAGCATCTAAGCTGATGTCAGACGATAGTGATATCGATCTGGCTGCGGATTTCAAAGATGCTGACGCTGCTTAACATTCAAGACTACATGTCTAAGGCTTTGCGGGGGGAGACCAGTGCTTCCTCCGCAGGTCTTTCTGCGTTTGTAGAAGAGACGAGACACTCAGTAAACAGGCAACTCACTGAAAAGCGCGGTGAGTATCGCATACGTATGTCTGGCTTGGGTCGCCCCCTATGCCAGCAGGTCCTAGAGAAGAAGGGCATCAAGGAGTCGATGCAGTACAATACGCTGTTTCGATTTATCTTCGGTGACATCACAGAAGCTATCCTCATGCTTGTCATGCGAGAGTCGGGTGTGGACATCGTTGATGCACAGCGACAGGTCGAACTGAAGGTAGGTGACCAGACGATCAAGGGCACACTCGACGTAATCATACGCGACGAGACCGGCACAGAGAAAGTGTGGGACATCAAGTCAGCAAGTGACTGGGCGTTCAAAAACAAGTTCACTGGGTTCGGCGGCTACGATGGCCTCAAGGAAGACGATCCCTTTGGCTACGTCATGCAGGGCTTCCTATACTCTGCGGCGACAGGCATGCCATTCGGCGGCTGGATCGTAGTCAACAAGTCGAGTGGCGAGGTGGCTATGGTCGAGGCACCTGAGTGGCAGGATGAGGACCGTGCCAAATACTTGGCGGATGCTGAGGAGCGTGTCAAATTCTTGACAGACCCTGACGTTAAAGAATTCAAACCCTACCCCGACGAGTTCGAGACGTACCGCCGCAAGGGTGAGACCCTGCGTACAGGCAACAAGGTCTTGGCGAAGGAGTGCAATCTGTGCGGATTTCGCAGTCACTGCTGGCCGAAAGCTGAACTGCACCCCCGTGTGACATCACAGGCCAAGTCGCCGCCACAGGTATGGTACACCAAGCTGAAGACAAGGGAGGTGTGATATGCCCTACATCTTCGTACGAGACTACGAGATAGAACTGATGGAGATGAACAAGGAACTGCATCACGTCTATGTTGAGTCTCACGGCGGCAGTGGTGGGGAGCGTAAGCTTGTTCGTCTTCGTATGAACGAGAGGGGCCTCCCTCTCACACTGCGCGATAACTACAGTGAGTTGGGTACGCTGTCTTCGGGTACCGAAAAGCGTGACATCACCACACTCGAATCTGAATTGCAGAAGATAGGAAGAGTAGCACACTCTGGAGCCAACGTATGCGTCCCACTGAATCGTTTGACAAACGAACTATCTATAATCGAAAAACTTTCCCCAAGAGTGGCAGGGTACGTGATACAAAGAATGGGGTCGATAGGAATGCAGATATGAAGCGTGGCAATCGCAAGGCAGGGTTCCGGTCTAACTTCGAGTTAGGCATAGCGAAAAAACTCAGCAGCAAAAAAATTTTGTACGAATATGAGAGCCTACGACTTACGTACGTGCCCAAGCCCCGCACCTACACGCCAGACTTTCATCTTACCAAGCAGAACATAATCATCGAAGCGAAGGGCTACTTCGACAAGGGTGACCGTGTTAAGATGCTTCTGATCAAGGAGCAGCATCCTGACTTGGACATTCGTATTGTTTTCCTGAATGCACGGAATAAGATTTACAAGGGAAGCAAAACCACGTACGGTGCGTGGGCAGAGAAGAATGGATTCAAGTGGGCAGAGGGTTCGATCCCAGAGGAGTGGCTAAAAGATGACAACGATTGATGAGGGTGAATTCGAAAAGGCAACCCTGATGCCTAACCGCTGGTATATTATCCTGCGTAAGATAGACGAGGAAAGCTTCCAAGTGTCTGCGTACGATACGACCACAGACGACGACGAAGAGTTCTACGAGGCCGGTACGATTGTCACGAACGGCATGATGGAACTCCTAGAGTCTGACTTCGATAGAGTGATGGAAGCAGGCTTGGCGCGGCTGGCCTTCGAGAACGTCAAGGAGAAGATGCTTGACGAGGTGGACAACGACAACGGCCCCGTCGTAAAGCACGAAGACGGTACGAACATAGTTAAGATAGATTTTGGTAAGACGCAATGATCAAAGAGAACTGGACCCTCAACAACTATCAGATGCAGGCTCGTGAGTTTGCCATCTACCCAGAAGACATGAAGATCACCTACCCCACTCTGGGCCTAGCCGGTGAGGCAGGCGAGGTGGCAGACAAGGTGAAGAAGGTCTACCGCGACGGGCGTGACGACTCGCGGTTCAAGGGAGAGATAGCAAAAGAGATCGGTGACGTTCTCTGGTATTGCGCTGCCCTCGCAGATGATCTAGGGTTTTCTTTGCAGCAGATTGCAGAGATGAATATGTACAAGCTGAAGTCTCGCAAGGCTGCTGGTAAGATACAGGGTGATGGAGACAACAGATGAGACACGACGAATACATGAAGATACGCAACGAGGATTACTTGGGGGAGAAGAGCAAGGATGTCGATAACGTCAATCACCCGCCACACTATAATCAGGCAGGTATCGAATGCCTTGACGCAATCGCAGCGGCGACAGGCGACGGCTTCCAATACTACCTACAGGGAAACATCCTCAAGTACCTCTGGCGGTACAGATACAAAAACGGAATCGAAGACCTCAAAAAGGCACAATTCTACTTGAACAAATTGATCGCAACAAAGGAAGATAACAATGAATAATATGCTACCAACAACCTACCAACAGTTTATACACAAGTCACGCTATGCACGTTGGCTTGATGACGAGGAGCGTCGTGAGAATTGGGATGAGACTGTCGAACGCTACTTGAAGTTTATGATCTATCAAGTAAAGGGCAAGCATCGGTTTGACATGTCGGCTGACGACATAACAGACATTCATGACGCAATCATAAGCCAAGAAATTATGCCGTCTATGCGGGGCATGATGACAGCAGGCTCTGCTCTCTCAAGGGACAACATCTGCGGCTATAACTGTAGCTACATCCCTGTGGACAGCCCCCGCTCGTTCGACGAGTGCATGTACATCCTGATGTGCGGCACGGGTGTCGGCTTCTCTGTGGAGCGTGAGAACGTGGACAAGCTGCCTGTAATCAGTGACGCTATGCACGAGACAGACACAGTGATACGTGTGGGTGACTCCAAGCCGGGGTGGGCCAAGTCTCTGCGTGAACTGATTGCGCTGCTCTACGCTGGGCAGATTCCTCAGTGGGACCTGTCTGCTGTCCGTCCGTCCGGTGCGCGGCTCAAGACGATGGGTGGCAGGGCATCCGGCCCCGGACCCCTAGATGATTTGTTTCACTTCACAGTCGAACTGTTCAAGAAGGCACAGGGCCGTCGCCTCTTCCCCATCGAGTGTCACGACCTGATGTGCAAGGTCGGTGAAATCGTAGTCGTTGGGGGCGTACGTCGCTCTGCTCTCATCTCCCTCTCGAATCTCAACGACGATCAGATGGCACATGCCAAGTCTGGTGCGTGGTGGGAGAACGAGGGGCAACGTGCCCTCGCAAACAACTCCGTAGCCTATAAGGGCAAGCCGGAGATGGGTACGTTCATGCGCGAGTGGCTGGCTCTCTACGACTCGAAGTCAGGTGAGCGGGGCATCTTCAACCGTGATGCAGCAGACAAGCAGGTCGCCCGCAATGGACGCCGTGAGACGGGGCACATGTGGGGCACGAACCCCTGCTCTGAGATCATCCTGCGTCCCTATCAGTTCTGCAACCTGTCAGAGGTGGTCGTGCGTGAAAGCGACACGCTGGAGTCCCTGAAGCGCAAGGTGCGCCTCGCTACGATCTTGGGCACCCTACAGTCAACCCTAACCGATTTCAAATATCTGAGGAAAGTATGGCGGGACAACACAGAAGAAGAACGCCTCTTGGGCGTATCCTTGACTGGTATCATGGATCACTCAATTTTATCGAAGACCGTCGATTCCCCTCGTTGGCTCGAAGAGATGAAGCAAGTCGCCGTAGAGACGAATCGCAAGTATGCAAAGATGCTTGGAATCCCACAGTCCGCTGCCATCACCTGTGTCAAGCCATCGGGCACTGTGTCTCAACTCGTAGACGCCGCTAGTGGTATCCACGCCCGTCACAATGACTACTACATTCGTACGGTGCGCGGAGACAACAAGGACCCCCTGACACAGTTCCTCAAGGAGCAGGGCGTGTACAGTGAGGCGTGTGTGATGAAGCCCGACTCGACGACTGTCTTCTCGTTTGCTATGAAGTCACCGGAGGGTGCCGTCACACGGACACAGATGACAGCCATAGAGCAGCTTGAGTTGTGGAAGACATACGCTATACACTGGTGTGAACACAAGCCGTCTGTGACCATCACAGTCAAGGAAGATGAGTGGATGGACGTGGGTGCGTGGGTGTATGAGAACTTCGACGTGGCATCAGGTGTATCCTTCCTGCCGCATTCGGATCACACCTATCAGCAGGCACCCTATCAGGACATCGAAGTCGATGACTACTTGGAGTGGCAGCACGAGCGGGGCAGTTTGATTATCGACTGGACTGCACTGTCAGAGTACGAGAAGGAAGACAACACATCCGGATCACGTGAACTGGCGTGTACTGCGGGCGTGTGTGAAGTCGTCGATCTCAATGCCGCCTGATGGAGCGGCTGTCAATACTGCTAGACAAGATATTCGGGCGGTTCTTTGAAGTGAAGGAACCTCCCAAGTATCTGTCAGGAAAGAGGAAGAAGACGGATGAAGGAAAAGAAAAAGCCACCCCTCGTGTGGAAGAGAGGTGACGGATGGGTTCAGTACGATCCCCATCCCCACCATCCCTGCTATGAGGAGTGGATGCTGAAGCGTGAGAAGTATGAGCAAGAAAATAAATCCTGAAAAATACACGCGATCTCAGGCTATTTTTGAGGATGGAGACTGGTGGTATTACAGTCCCAGCGGATATAGGCAGCGAGTAGAAACTCACGCCGCAAAGAACAAGAACAGGATGTATGTAAACGGAAGGTACGTACCTTCCTCCCACCCTCTCCATCGTCCGGGAAGATACAAGTCTCTGGATGACGCATGGTCTCACGAGAAGATCGAAAGCACGAAGGAGGGTGAGGTGTATGCCATCACCAATCCAGCGTGGCCTGAGTGGATAAAGATCGGCAAGGCAGTCAGGGCGGATGACCGCCTCAACGGCTATCAGACTTCATCCCCACACAGAGACTACGAGATTCTTGCGCGTATCTCTGTGGACAATCGGCACGAGAAAGAACTTGAAATGCACAAGCGTTTCGAGGACAATGCCAGTGACCGCAAGGGTGAGTGGTTCAAGACCGACGAGTCCACAGCAATTCTTTTATTCCTAGAGGAAACCGATGCTACAAGTAAAGATAACTCCTGAGATCATAGCCCGCGCTAAAAAGAAAGCTGCCACTGTAGGCAATCTACAGGGCAGCATCACGGGTAGCTTGAGTCATGTTGTCGGCGCGATAGGCGAGATCATCGTGGCTGACGCTATGGGTGCAGACCAGTCGAACACCTACGACTATGATTTGGTGAGGGACGGGGAGCGGATCGACGTGAAAACGAAACGCTGCAATACCCGTCCCTTTCCACACTACGATTGTTCGGTGGCTGCACACGGGGCCAAACAGGATTGCGACAGTTATGTGTTTGTACGCATCCTGACCGATTCATCGCAGGCGTGGATACTGGGCAAGATTCCGAAGCAAGACTTCTACACGAAGGCAACGAAATACCAAAGGGGCGACGTAGACCCCGCAAACGGCTTCACGTTCAAGGCCGATTGTTACAATCTACCTATTAGTGAGTTGTCTGATGTCAAACAAAGCGTCTCTGTTTAAGTTCGAAGCGAACCTCCTTACCAATGGGAAGGTCGAGTTGCTCTGTGAATCCGTGAGGCCCGAAGAGTTCGAGGGTGTGATCAACAACGGCCTGCCGGAGTATGACGGGGCACACTCCATAGCAAGCCTGTTGCGATACTTGAAGTCTTGGTCAGATGAGGCAATAGATAAGTCAGCCAGATATATCTAGCGCATCTTCTTCTTGGCCATACCGCCATACATCATCTTGCCCTTGCCGTCTGCGGCAAAGTCAGGGACCATCTCACCGGCTTTGTTCTTGACCATGTTTAGCTTGCCGCCGCCTGCCATCATCTTCGGACCCTGCATCATCGTATTCTGCATCTGATTCTGCTGGCCCTGTGTGGCTGTCATCATGCCCCCCGCTTGAGCCTTCTTGCGGGTTTTCTTTTTGGTGGTAGCCATGCCGCCGTACATCATAGGCTTACGCTTTGCAGCCCCGCCGTACATCATGCCCTTGCGTTGGCCGTTGGTGTATGTTTTCATCTTAGTCGTCCTCTTCTTCCTCTGGGAGTTCAAGTAATTGATCTAGGTATTGTCTGCCTTCTTCACCAAGCTGACCCAGTTCGGATATCACGAAGTCTATGGTCATGTTTGAGGCTATGTCCAGATCAGCCTTAGTCATTTGATCCGGGTACTTCATAAGTTTTAGCATAACTTCTGCGTTTTCTTTGTTGCCCGCTGCAAGCTTCATCATGTTCAAGCCTGCCTGCATAGCAAGGTTCACTGCCAGTTCGGCTGTTACGTATTGCGGGCTGACCATGCGACGTGCAAGGTTGAATCCTCGTGCCATGATGTTGCCCGGAGTCATAGGACTTACGATGTTCTTTATCTTAGGGTCTATGCTTTCAGCGATAGACCTTGCACCGGCAGCGTACGCATTTTCTTCGCTTAGAAGGTCTGCCATATCTGATACGTATTGAATATGTTCTTCGTCCATGATCCCAGAAAGAATCTGGCGAACATTATCTCTTTCGAGAGCAGCGGTCAGCATCTCAGGATTGTACATGGCGTGGTTGGTAAATTCCTTGCCGTTCATGCCTACGCTCTTGGCACCTGCCACGGGAGCATAACCAGCGTACTGCATCATACCATTTATAATGAGATAATTGACTCCTTTTCTTAGAACGTCTTCAGTATTATACGTGGCACCATCCACTGTAGTAAACGTATCTCCCAGCTTTGTGGCTATGGCAGTCAAGAAGTTACTCATGGTGTCAACATCACCATTTACAACCATGTTTTCAAAGAAGGACTGGGGGTTTGTGTCACCCTGAAATCTAGTGATCAACTTTACACCATCATCCACTTCTTTTGCGTTCGATAAGATTTCAGCCTGTGATGCAGTCAGCTTACTTGTCACCTGTTCTGAGAACTTCTTGTAAGCTTCCAAGACCTCCATGTCGCTTTTAGCTGCGGCTCCTGCATCCCCAGTCGCTCTTCCGATGATAGTCGCAATGCCCTGCTCTTGTTCGATCATCTTACCGAAGTCTACAAGATAAACAGGCACGACTTTTGTGCTGCCGTCCTCTAGGGTTACATTTCCGGTAATCTTGAAGATATCCTGAAGTTGATTGAGATTTTCTGCAGCTTCGAAATTGTAGCCGCCGCTCCTAGCTTCAGTTGCTACTTGAGTGGCAAGCCTTTCTTCGAGTCCCTTACCTACATTCCTGCCCCATTTTGCGTAGATTAATTCCGTAAGCTGAGAAGACAGAAGGGCAAAGTCTTTTGCTCCCTGTTCAGTTGACAGATCGAACACGAACTCACTACCTTCTTCTAGGACGATATCACTGAATGACTGGATAAGCTGATTGCGAGTTTTAAGTAGTTGAGTCAGGGCATCATCTTCACCCCGCATGGCAGCGTTGACGTTTTTTAACAGGCCGTCAAACGCATCAAGAGGAGTGTCGCCCTTGTATGCTATGGTAAACAGACGATCAGAAATAACCTCTGGTGGAATTTCTTCTCCAACTGCAACGTCGTCAAAGAAGATAGCTTCTCCAGACTCTGCTCGTTCCATGCTGGCTGCAAGACCTTCACCCTTCTTTTCGACAGCTATAACAGGTCCGTCTTGTGACTTGTATATCCTAGTAAGCGGGCCACCTACACGAAGCTTATCAAACCACTCTGCTTGATATGTTTGTCTAGCTGCTTTCCATTGATCAGCAAACTCTTGGCCCATGCCATCTCGAACCGTAGCCTCTACCTGTGTAGCGTAGTCAGCATAGCGGGATGCGAGTCCCTCGTCTCCTGTGCGGACAGCGTAGTCACGGAATGCTGCATATACGTCCATTACTTCGCCGGGTGACGCTAGAAGGTCAGGAGCCTCTATGCCAAGCTTTTGTTGATTCTCAGGATTCATGTAGAACATCAGGATGTCGAGGGGCTTCAGTTCACCTTCTTTGCCCAAGTACAGATCACCAGCCTTCTCATTTGTGTGTAGCTTATATAGAGCGTTGTAGCCGTCACCTTCCATAGATTCTAGGGAACGTGCCGCCATTCTGTTTGCCGCACGGTATACCTGCTTGCCCAAAGTGCCAACAAAGAAACGTGAATTTTTTGCAAAGAATGCCTGTAGGCCATCCCCTTCTGGGGCGTACTCCATCAAGTCAAGAATCATCTTGTTGATAGGAATGCTTGTGCCTGCTTCTTCGGCCATCTTGTCGAGAGGAATAAAGTCTCTCTTCGCCAAGTCCTTCATTCTTTTGAGTCTGTTCTGGATACTCAACTCAAATTGCTGACCCACCAGTTTGAGATGCTTTACGTCGTTTCTACGGAATAGGGCTATGTTTGCAGCACGATCAGCAAGAAGATTCCTGTTCGTCTCGTATTGTTGGTTAAGCGTCTGAAGTATGTCTACGTCATCTCCCAGACTTTTTAGTTGCAGTTCGTCCAAGCCCTCTATCAAGCCCGCTGGCATAGGAGTGTTGGGATCACGTATGACAGCAGTCTTGAAGTCCATAATTTGCTGGTTTAATACCGCTCTGTCCTTGTTGAGAAACTTAGTGGACTCTGTTAGGGAAGCCTCCATAGCTGCAATATATCTGTTCACCTCTCCCGGATCAAACAGGTCAGTCTTTCCCGCTACCATCTCACGGAGGTTCTTCACAAGGAGGGCTGTCTTACCATTGCCTTTCTCAATCATGCGCTGATTTGCGGCCATCTCTGACAGCTTGTCGAGACTGCCAGAATCCATAGCATTAACTTCGAGGCCAGCAAGGCGATTAGCAGAACGAAGCCATCCGATGTTTGACTGGATAGCAAATTCTTCTTTGAGAATTTTTCTCATAGCCTCGCGTTCTTTGTCATCCTCAAACTGCCCAATCAAAAACGCAGTTCTATTCTGCGACTTCTCCATCGCAGTAACTACCTGATCTAAGCCTTCGTCATCAAGGGAACCGGCGATCCTCCCTACGTACTTCAATGCAGTAATCATGTCCGGTGTCATTTCGTCACCGGTTCGTGTCTGATAAATTTCTTTGACTTTGTTTAAGTTTCCGTCAGTCAGATATCCTCGAATACCATTCATACCCAGCTTTTCTGTGATGGGACCCAAGCTGACTATGCTTTCGAACATTTGTCCGCCTATGTTGAGACCATCTCCAAGCTGTTGATTTGTCCAGTACGCAGCCTTGCCAGCCATAGTGAAAGCAGGTCTACCCGCAATCAAATGGAACATAGCACCTAGTCCCTCTGCAGCTAGACGATCTCCGCCTACAAGGGTCTTGGCTCCGAATAAGTTGCCCTCGCCGAATGCGTGCATCGTAATCGATAATGGAATAGCACCCTTTAAGTTTTCCTTGAAATTAGGAACGAACCGGCCCTTGAGGAACGTACGCACCATCATGCCAGTCAGTCTCTGATATTCGGCGTTGAGTTCCTTATACTCTGGATCAAACCTAGACGTACCGGACTGCCTAAGAATACGCATATTATTTGAAATCGCGCTTCTTTCGTCTACAATCTTGGATATATTTGCAGAAACTTTTTCCATACCCAGAGCGTAGGTGGCAGCTTTCTTATTAAACTTGACTCTTTCCGCACCAAGCTTCATAGCTGTGCCAGCCTGTATGACAGTCATTCCTGCTAGGCTGGCGTACCTGTCACGCTCTTCTATGCTTGCATTCTTATCATTCGCCTTTCTTTCTAGGTCGTCAAGCTTCTTGCGTACGTTCGCTAGGTTCCTGTTTCCCACGACTGTCTTTACTTTGCCTGCACCTACCATCGACAGAGTGGATTCGGCAAGGACAAGGGCGTAGTTCTCTAGGCCCGTCAGTTCATCTAGGGACGTATTAAGAAGCACCTGTGCTATCTCTTCGTTTACGTACTGTGCAGGTGCTGTGAATTCTTGATCCCCTACCCTAGTTATCTGTGGGGCAGTGAGTCTGTCGTACGTTTCCTGATCAATCTCGCCGTTATCAAGCTGCCGCCGCAGGTCGGTGACAACCATGTCGTTCATCACAGAAGAAAGCTGACGAATAGAAAACGCATCCTCTGCTACATTCTTCCACCAGTTGCTTGCTCTCTCCCGTCTGCCCGCATCCTTGTTCCATTCGTCGAAGAATTCACGGCCCTTATTGTCGTTGCCCATATTCCACGCATTTGATGCTGTCGTCTTGGCAGCTGCCATGATAGCGCCTGTTCCGTAATTTAGGACGACATCCGGCAGGTACACGGCTGTGCCCACGACAGCACCCTCATATATTTTCTCAACAAGATTGTCCCAGAAATCGCCTGTGGATAGGTTGCGAACAAACGTCCTTTGAATAATCGCTTGATCCTGTGCGTTTAGGGGCTGTCCGTCCGGACCCATAACACGATCAGTGAAGGCTCCTGATACAACCCTAGCAATTTGTTTCTTGCCGTCGAATATTCTTTCCTGAACAGTTCGGAGTTCTGGATTTTCACGGGCTTCTTCCGTAGGAGCAAATACATACTCTCCCGCTCCCGTCTGTTGTCCGAATTCTACGGGAGTTATGGCAGGCTGTTGCCCCGAATACATTAAAAAAGCATTTTCTAGGCGCTCTTGAGCGGCTTGCTTGTTTTCCGGAGTGATATCTTGGGCGTTGGGGTCAGAAAGCAATACGTCGTTTTGAAGATTACCCTGCGGTATTTTGGCTACAGTAGGAATATCTCCGGATACAATCCTAGACTTGAATTCATCAAAGGTAAGAGTACGGGTCTGCTCTTCGATGCTTTGAGCAGCCATGTCTCCGGTGGTCTTAGGCTTGAGGAGTCCAGTATTGGGGTCCGTTTCTACATCATATGTCTCGTCCACACCTACGGGAGCATCTCCCGGAGTTTTTACGATGCCGCCGCCTGTAGTCGCTCGTCCCACGTCTGAGACAACGCCAGTCACCGCTCCTGTTACAGTCTTCGCTACGTCGCCTGCTGCTTTAGCCACAGGTATGATGTGGGGAAGAGGATTGAGGCTAGTTGTGGGTGTGGTCATTAAATGCTTCCCTGCGCTGCTTCGTAAGCGTCGATGATTGCTTGGTCAGTAATCGTATTGCCTGTCGCTTGATCTATGTATTTTCCGCCTATTTTAATGACATTTGAGATATCCGGAGGAGTGGCCGCTCCAGACGCAGCCGACGTTGATCCCTGCCTGCCCATAGCATTAACCCCACGCTCTAGTTCATCTATCATCAGCGTAGCCTCTACTACCTTCAAGTCGTTTGGTGTAGCTACGTAATCATCTGCAGCAAACTGCTCAAATACAGCATACTGCTCTTGTTTGATGGTAAATTCGCGTATTGCTTCATTCAGTGCGCCTGTGGCCTGTTCGATAGTGCTGAAGTTTGTGCCCAACTTACGAAGCTGAATTTCAATATCTTGGTTCGACAAGCGTCCTGACGGGTCAGCCGCCCGTGCCATACGGAAAGCGAGAGAGATACGCATGGCCTCTAGTCGAGCCATACGAACATCACTCTGTTCCATAATACCGGCGTTAAGCTTGTCTAGGTACTCTTGAGTAAGGTTGTTATTATTAGCAAGCATATCTGCGTCTGACTGGCCCGGCATTGACACGATACTCTTGACATCGCGAATAAGTCCGCCAAACATACCCTGATCTATATCGAAGACAACTTTGAGTTCCTTTTTAAAATTTTCGTAGGCCATGTTCGCGGCTTCTGCGGTAAGCTTGCCGTCTGCATCGCGATCCGCCGTTTCTACAAACTTTAAGAACTCAGTTTTTAATCTGTTTAGATCATCTACAGCAACCTTCAAATCACTCTGGCCATCCATAAATTCCTTGAACTTGATGTCCTGTTTATCGGGGCCAAACACTTTTTGCAGGATAAACGTCTGCACTGTCTGCGGCGCAATTTGAACTGTATCGCCCACCATTGTAGTAGGCTGTTGCTGCACGGGGGCAGGGAGGTGTGCAGCTAGGGCGTACACTTTAGATCGATGATCACCACCATTAGACAGTGTAGATTCAGTTAAAGAGTTGTACATCAGTGTAGCAAAAGCACCGTCTCCTGCAATGGATTGGCGAATGCTTGATACTTTTATCTGATCCGGATTAGCCATCTTGAGTCCGAATTCTAGCGCACCCTGTAGGGCATTTGCTGTATACGTAGGAAGCGTTTGTGGATCACCCGGAACATTCATAAACTGGGTCTGCCAGTAATCCAGAAGTGCCAGCCTGTCATTGCCCTGTAGACCCAGAGAAGTGGCTAGTTCGTCGTGAGCCTGTTGCAGGAGCGGCATGTTACTGAAGTCAAGATACTGATAGGATACGCTTCCGTCCGCTTGAATTTTTCCCTCACCTATGGAGGTGACATTCGTTCCGCCTGTCTGCAGTTGGGGTAGGATCGTGTCTAAGTCGGGAGACTTCCAACCAGATGCGCCAGTGACCCCCGGCGTATTCGGGAAGTATCCTTTTGCAAAGTTGTCCCAGTTCGCAATGGCAGGGAACATTGCGTTTTGTCCCTCGCCATACAGGTTAGGTATCTTTACTGCTCCGGGAGTTTTGGTATCCACCTCTTTTGTGGAAATGACCCTTCTAGCCGTAGTAACGGCGGCATTAATTTCAGATAGCTGTCCGGGAGTTTTTGTTGCAAGTGTTTCGACGTTCTTGGGATCAGCCATAATGCGAGTCCAGTCGTTTAGCAACTGATACGATCCCTCATAGTCAAACTTAATCTCATTATCTAGCTTGAACCCGCCCAAAGAGTACGACTCTTCGTCTACAGTTTTTAGCAGCGGCACGATACTCGACAAGTCTGTGCTGATACGTGGACCCGGAGTACCGAAGATGTCAATACGTTCCCGTTCATCCAGTTTACCCTGCTGAGTTTTGATGGCATTGGCGATCACTGCTGCATTGGCTTGACTAAAGTTCTTGCCACCCGTCAGACTGGCGTTGATAAGCATGTCATTCAGCTTGTCAACACTCTGCTGCTCAGACGCACGAATAGCCTTCTCTTCCTGAATATTTTTAGTGAATCCCTGTACAAGACCCATGCCAAGAGCAGCTAGCATATCCTATTCCTCTGTTGTATCTTTCATGTTTATGAAGTTTTCTTCCGGGATCGGCTCCGGAGCATTGCCCTCACGGATACCCTTGTTCATTGTGTCCGCCACGTATGAGAACATAGCAGGATTGTTCTCACGCATCATTGTGAAGAACGTCTTGTCGTCCATCTCACCCTCAGTGAGTGCGTCATCATTCTCAAAGAAACGATACGGTACGTTGTTTTCTTCCGCCATATTCGCAATATATAGGGCAAGCGGACCCTTAATCAACAGGCCCACATCCGGCATGAACATGCCATCCTGAAATGCCTGAAACAGATAGCCCTCAACAAGAGCCTCGACGGATGCACCCACCGCAAGAAGCTTGAACATCTCTTCACGGTTCTGCCGTATTTCCAGAGTATCCATAGCCCTCTTGAGAGCAGCTTCCGGATTCACCTGTCTTGGGGGTTTACCCCACGGCCAGCGTTCGTTGTCTGAAGTCATGCCGTAGCCGGGAGGAGCAGCACCGAAGTCGTCCTTCGCTTCGACGGTTCCTGCGGGCGGTGGTGTAATCTGCATCATAGTTTATACCTGTATGCCTGTTTGCTGGATGGCCTGTTGTTTGCCACCTCTGGCAGTAAAGTTGACATTTCCGTGCTTGGAGAACATGTCAATTACCTGTTGATTTCTTGCGCTGTTGAGCAGGTTGACTATCGCACTCTCTAGGCGGGGATCGGACTGTAGGACTTGTTGGATGGGATTCATTTGTACAGGAGTTGTTGCAGAACGTGAACCTGACGTAAGTTCGGCAGCGGTTCTAGATTGTAGATTGGGAGCCGCACCGAATGCGGGTTTTTCTTTTCCGCCACCAGCAGTCAAAAACGTATCGGCCAGCTTTTTTGCTGTCGCACCGCCCGTGCCACCTCCAAAGTATGTTCCTGCTGCTATGGCTGCTATGGGAAGCAGTGATTTAAGTAGGTTCATTGGTTATCTCCTATGTCGAGTCATCAGAGCCGCTGCCCATCCACGCAGCAATCCAGTTACCGATACCCATAGCTAGGTTGTCCTTTTGTTGTTTGCTATACAGTTCTTTTGTGTTCGCAAACTCCATCGCCATGATACCAACCTCATGTTGCCGTTGCAGGAATGACTCTGTTTTCTGAAAATTCCATGCTGCGTTGTCACGATACTTTTGCCACAAGTTGTTCAAGGCATTCTGGCTGGAGTTGTAGGCATTCGCTACATTGATTCGATTTGTTTCGTTTTGCACGGCTGTGGCAGCAGTGTTGACCTGTCTGCGCCACTGGACATTCGACTGGTCTACAGCGTACTGCATATTCGCATTGAACTTCTCACGGTTGTCCCGCATAGCTGCATTGAATTGTGCCTGTGCGTTTGCTTCTCCGGCGTTGAACTGACGCATAGCAGCAACACGGTTCATGTTTGCTGTTTCGACTTGTGATCCCAGTTCAGCGAAGAACTCCTCAACCTGCAACTCGTTCTTTGCGTTGAATTGTTGACGAGCATTGTCTTCTGCAGCATCCTTAAACATCGCCTGTGTTAGGGCGTTGTATGACAGGGTATTGCCCTGCTGCCGTGCGTCGAGGTTCTTTGTTTCGACAGACAGAAGGACTTGTGCGTTGGTAACAGCACCCTGCAGACGAGCCGACAAGTTTGCTTTGTCCATCGCCGCATATACTGCTGCGTTTTGCAGGGCTGTTTTCTGTTGATTGTTAAGATTTTGTAGCTGTATCGTGGCGTACTTGTTGGCATCTTGTGATGCTATGACAACGCCCGACTCCATAACAGCCTGCGTCATAGCCGCTGCAGCCATAGACGATGCACCCAAGCCACGTGCCTGCATAACACCGGCCACCTTGCGTACGGCAGGTGCGGCCCATGCTGGCATAGGCTTACCCTCTTCGATACTACCCAGCAACTCACCAAGCTGGTATTGAACAGTGGCGCGTGGGTCAAGTTCCTGTGTGGCGGCTACGGCCTGTGATCCAGCAGACACAGTACCCTCAACTTGTGAGATGTCAACTTGAGGACGACGTGCATCCTCAATCTGTGCTGCCGTCATACCCTGAACGTCAGGAGCAACCCTTGTTGTCGAATCTACTTGGCCTAAGTCAGGAGTCTGTTGAGTAGGTATGTCCGCAACGATAGACCCTTGACCGGGCTGGACAGGAGCAGGGAATATAAGTCCCTGCTGGGCCTGCGCGAGGTTGTCTCCTTCAAACGCAATATCGAAACGGGGAAAACGTCCGTAATAATTATCATTGTAATTCGGACCAGAAATTCCGGCAGTAGTTGTAGCGGCTCTGGGCGTACCCACCAATTTTTTACCCGCTAGGGTATCCATTTCTCCTTCTTGAACAGTAGGAAGAGCGGCCTCAAGCTGGGGAATACCCGTAGTTTCCCCTGCTGCTACCTCGCCTATTTGATTCATAAGGTCTGCGTCGGTGGATATTTTATTTACGTCAGACATACTAATTCATTCCCATAAATACTGTAACTACCATAGCAACCACCATCACCGTACTGCCCATTATCATTGCTTCCAGCCGCCACATGCGCTTGTCTAGTGCTTCTAACTTTTCCTGCACAGAGGCGTACCGGATGGCACACTCCTTCTCATGTGCCTCAAGTTCCATCTGTGTTTTGAGTACGGGTTCCACAGCCAGTTTCATTACGATGCTTTGTAGGCTTTGCCGTCAGTGATAGCTTTTGTGGTAGCCGCCATGTCTTCAGAACCCCAGTCGTCTTTAGCTTTCATCAACTCAAGATGTTCGACATTGCGGTCAACACAATCCTGACGGTCAGTGGCGTCATCATCTGCCATCTGTTCGCCAGCAATGACGGCGTTGATAAGGCCAACGCTGTGACCCATAGCGGTATAGTCTTGTGTTTTTTCTGCGTCTGTTCTCGCCATTTTATTCTCCTAATCTGGCTTCTAATTCAGCTAGCTTTGCTGAAAGTTCTTTTACGGCATTTACCAAGTACCAAGTAATGTTTTCAGGGTCCACACTAAGACAACCTGTAGTTTCTTCCCTGACTACATCAGGCAAGATTTTTTGTATCTCTTGAGCAATAACACCAATCTGTGTGCCTTGTTTGTCAATGGCGGCACTTGCTGGTAATTCATCAATCTCATCAGCAGTGCGATACTCAAAGCTGCAAACACGAACCTGACTAATTGCATCAAGCCCTGTGTTGTTATCCTCAATGTTTTTCTTGATGCGGCGGTCAGAAGTTGTGGCAAAATTAGCCGAATTATTACCCGCATAAACTGCGCCGTTACCGCCAGATATAAAGGCTGTGCTTCCACCCTTACCAACCATACCGTTAGAACCCAGCACGACTTCGTTACTAACAGTGGCACCAGACGCACGACACAAAGTGCCAATCATAGTGTTGTTATCGCCGGTAGTTGTTACCGCATTTGCACTATTACCCATTGCCGTGTTACTTGAGCCGGTAGTGTTATTTATTAAAGCCGAATCACCAATAGCGACATTCGCAGCACCGGTTGTGTTATTCACGAGTGTCGCATAACCTACCCCATTATTGCTATGGCCAGAGGTAGTTACTTTAAGAGAGTTCATGCCCACCGCATTGTTGTTATACCCCGTAGAACAGGTCAACAATGCTTGACTGCCCACCGCAGTGTTTTGAGCCGCAGTAGTATCTGTAAGGGCTTTGAAACCCACCGCCGTGTTGTTGGCAGAGGTTGCCACGGTGGCCAAAGCAGCCTTGCCTAAAGCCGTGTTTTGGGCTGCCGTAGTGTTTGCATAAAGGGCATTAACACCAAGAGATACGTTGTCTGTGCCAGTGGTGTTTGAGGTAAGTGCTGCATAACCCACAGCCGTGTTGTTAGATGCGGTGGTGTTTGCAAAAAGAGAGTTGACACCTACAGAAACATTATTTGCTCCCGTAGTATTTGAGTACAGGGCTTGATAGCCAAAGGCACTATTTGCGTCTGCTGTTGTATTGGTCGATAAAGCGTTGACACCAAAAACGGAGTTGTTATCCCCTGTCGTATTAGCATCAAGGGCAAGCGAACCCACAGCCGTGTTTGCTGCGCCAGTGGTGTTTGCGGCGAGTGCTTGATGACCTAATGCTGAATTATTACTTCCAGTTGTATTTGCTGTTAAGGCTTCATTACCAAAAGCATTATTTGTTGCACCAGTAGTATTAAAGGCCATAGCAATATGACCAACAGCATTATTGCCATTTGCACTCGTATTAGAAGAAAGAGTACCATTACCTATTGCTACATTGTACCCACCACTTGTTAAGCTATCTAATGCAGTATCACCCAAAGCCACGTTAGCTGTGCC